GAAACTACTGGACAACAGGGAGGATTCATTAGTTGGATTCAGAATGAAATGGGGCAACGAAATAATTATTTTACTTTGTCTAAAGGAAAAAATAGTAATACAATAGGCATCAGGCCTACTAAAGATAAGATGAGTAGGTTTCAGCAGAATGCAATCCCGCTGTTTAAATCTAAAAAGATCTGGTTGCCGGAAGAATTAAAAGATAGTGAAGAACTTGAGGAGTTGCTTTTTGAATTATCTTTAGCTACTCTTAAGGGGTTTAAAAGTAAACACGATGACCAGATAGATACAATTACTATGTTAGCGGAATTGAATGCATGGAAACCAAGTGAAGTAGGGCCGCAAGAAGAAGATGAAGATGAGTTAGAAAAGTCAATTATGTGGGGTGATGATGGTAGCACAAAAAAAGCAGGAGACAGTTCCTACTTTGTTTAATGGCTTGCTTGCCTACCTATCTTTTTAGGGGATGATATGAAAGTTTCAGAATATATTGATTATTTAACTACTGGAGAATGTAGCAAACTTGCTATTGCTAGTGTTGGGGATATGACCGCTAATCCAAGTACACCACCAACTGCAGTACAAGTAGTTAATCAAAATAAATTTATTAATTATGTAAATTTAGCTAATTTAGCTTTACATAAAAGATTTCATTTACTGATAAAAACATATGAAATGGACAATCCGTTAAACGGAGAAGAATTTGCTTTACCTTCGAATTTTCTTGTCCCTATTTACGCATATTACACTTCAGACTATGTACAAGTACCTATTAAAGATGATTCGGTAAAATTAGTATCTGATGTAGATCACCATGTATCTATTCTTATACCTGAACCGTTTAAAGCAGTTATTAAAGGTACCGATGCAGAGACGCCTGCGCATACTCAAATTCTCTTAAAATATGCAGCAGCACCTACAAAAGCTAAAACAACTTATGCAGATTTAAAAATTAATGAAGTATATACAGAAGCATTGCTTAATTATGCTGCATATAAAGCACATGGCGCTATTAGTGGTGATATGAAAGATGAAAATAATACTTATTATCTTCGTTATGAAGCCAGTTGCAAACAACTTATTAATTCTGGCATGTGGGGAAATAATGACATTGAAATTAACACCAAATTAGAGGATAACGGATTTGTATAATTAATTTGACATTATAAAATATTCCCGTATTGTAATACCTGCAACCATTGCCAATGCTGAGAACAACCTCCTTAGGAGTTAATAATGGCATACTATGATACTATCAATCTCGTGGCTCGAGATACGAAGCCAGAGATAAATTTGACATTAAAAGATTCTAATTCCGCCGCAACGGGTCTTACTCTAGACCCTGACGACTCATCCACCTGGGCTGTAGTCGATCTCACTAATCCTACTGTTAAAGTAAAATTTCGAGCTCTAGGAACTTCAACTATCCTAGATACAATGACTTGTATAAAAGTTGTTCCATACACAGATGGAACTTGCTATATGCCATGGGGTGCTACTACTTTGGATGTTAGTGCTGGTACTTATGAAGGTGAAATTGAGTTAACTTATACTAATGGGGCTATTTGGACCATATTTGATAGACTTAAATTTAAAGTAAGGGATGACTTTTAATGTCTGGAGCTGCAGAAGTTACATATACCAATCTTGGTACAGAGGTTGTACTAGATTACGATAGTAAAAATCAAAAATTTGATACTGACGCAGTAACTGTTCCCGATTTACCAGCTTTAGCATATACACTTAATATTATTAATACTGTTTATGCTTCTGATTTAAGATGGCCTTATTATAGTGGTTGTCTAAATGGTGCACCAATTAATATACACGCACTCTTACTGGACGGATCTTTACAACCTAAAATACACGAAGATGTCACTATTACAGTGAATTAATATGGAGATCACTATGAGTTTTCAAGATACAGTTGCTCTAAAGGGCAAATTAACTATTACTCTTAATGGAGCAATTGTACAAGAAATTAAAAATCTTGTTGTTACTGCTGGTAAAGGCTGGATAGCTGATAGAATGCAGGGTGTTAGTGAAGATGTAATGAGTCATATGGCTGTTGGTACTGGTACCTCCGCTGCTGTTATCGGAGATACAACTCTAGGTACAGAAGTAGCCAGAGTTGCTTTAGGTACTTCTGGAGGTGTTGTTGCTGGGGCCGTTATTACATTTGAAACTACTTATGCTGCAGGAGTGGCAACAGCTGCACTAACAGAAGCAGGTATTTTTAATGATCCTACAACTGGAACTATGTTAGCCAGAACTGTTTTTGCTACAGTCAATAAAGGTGCCTCTGATTCTATGACAATCAGTTGGGACGTGACTATTTCATAGGAGAGTATCAATGGGAGTCAAATATTCTAATAACGCAACTACTACGTTGCCAGCTCCAATAACCGATGCAGCTACGTCAATTACTGTAACCAGTACAACTACGTTTCCTACTGTAACAGGCGGAGATTATGCTTATGTAACTTTAGCTAGTTCTACTGCTACTGAAGTTGTTAAATGTACTGATATAACAGGAAATGTACTTACTGTTATTCGTGCACAAGAAGGTACAACAGCATCCGCTTTTACTACTGATGATCGTGTTGAGGTTCGAGTAACTACGGCTATGTTAACGGATGCATTAGCAGAAACTGTAGCTAACGCAGCGAGCAGCGCAGCTGCCGCTGCTACTTCTGAAACTAACGCCGCTACTAGTTATGACGATTTCGATGATCGCTGGCTCGGGAATAAGGCTTCAGACCCAGCTTTGGACAATGATTCCAACGCGTTACTTGACGGGGCCGCCTATTTCAACACGACTAATAATGTGTTGATGGTCTACGATCTTGGTAATACTTCTTGGTTAAGGACTACACCCACAACTGCAGATCAGACAAATATTAATCTGGTACAAGCGAATCAAACTAATATTGATACTTGTGCGACAGATATAGCTAAGATCATTAAAACAGCCGATGATCTGAATGAAGCAATATCGGAAATTGAAACTGTTGCAAATGACTTAAATGAAACCTCTAGTGAAATAGATACAGTTGCTAATTCAATTGCAAATGTGGATATCGTTGGAACTAATATTTCTAACGTAAATACAGTTGCTGGTATATCTGCTAACACAACCACAGTTGCAGGTATATCGACTGATGTAACAACAACAGCCGGTAAAGCCACAGAAATAGGTTTACTTGGAGTTGCTGATGTTATTACTGATATGGGGCTTTTAGGTTTACCAGCAGTAATTACCGATATGGATTTATTAGGTGCACCAGGAGTAATTGCAGATATAGCAACTGTATCAAGCAATGTGGCAAATGTTAATCTAGTAGGACCTATTTCATCTGATGTAACAACCGTGGCTGGTATAAGTACTGATGTTACTGCAGTAGCAGATAGTACTGCTGCTGGTCATATAGCTACAGTATCTGCAAATATAACTGATGTAGATTCTTTTGCTAATAGATACCGAATTTCTTCGTCTGAGCCTGTTTCTAATAATGACGCTGGTGACTTACATTTCAATACAACTACAAATGAATTAAGAAGTTTCGGTACTGTATGGCAAGCAACGGCACCAAGCGCAGCTGATCAATTAAATATTAATGTTGTTGCAGGAGATATTGTTCATAATGAAGATTTAGGATTAATTACTGAAGCTCTTGATACTACAGGGGATTCTGGGGACATAGCTATAGTTGCAGATAACATAACTGAAATTCAAGATTTGGTAACTGATATTGCTCACGTAAGTAATGTTGGCGGCAGTATTACAAACGTTAATACAGTAGCGGGATCGATAGCTAACGTTAATGCTGTAGCCGCTGATGCAACCGATATTGGAGTAGTTGCTGGTAAAGAAACGGAAATAGGAAGACTTGGAACCGCTGGCGCTGTAGCGGACATGGTGATATTAGGTACCACTGACGTAGTTAATGATATGAACGTTTTGGGAACTCCTGGGAACGTAACTAACATGAATACGTTATCAGGAATTAGTGGCAATATTACAACTGTTTCTGGTATCGCTGCAGATGTTACTGCAGTTGCCGCAGACAGTAGTGACATTGGCACTGTTGCAACTAGTATCTCAGGTGTTAATACAGTTGCAGGTATTTCAGCAAACGTTACCACTGTTGCAAATGATGGTACTGATATTGGTATCGTAGCTGGTGACACTATTCCGATTAATACAGTTGCTGGGGATACTATTCCAATTAATACAGTTGCTGGTGATACAACAGAGATTAACATTCTATCTCCAATTAGTGCTAACGTAACAACTGTCGCTGGTATTTCGGCGAATGTATCTACTGTCGCTGGTATCAGTACAAACGTAACAACTGTTGCTGGTATCAGTACGGATGTTACCGCTGTTGCTGCAGACGCAACCGATATTGGAGCCGTAGCAGCTAAAGCTACTGAAATTGGAAGATTAGGAACTGCAGACGCAGTTGCTGATTTAGCGATTTTGGGTACGGCTGATATAGTTACCGACATGAATGTTTTGGGAACTCCTGAGAATGTCACAGCAATGGATACTTTAGGTACAGCTAATAACGTAACAAATATGGCTACAGTAGCTGCTGATATTGCAGATATTAATACGGTCGCTGGAGTTGCATCTGGAATTGATTTCTTTACCGATAGATATCGAGTAGGAGCCACTGATCCATCAACAGGAAATGATGCAGGAGACTTGTTTTTCAATACGACTTCTAATGAGTTACGTTCTTACGGCACATCTTGGCAAGCAACAGCCCCAGATGCTGTTAATCAAAATAATATTAATATTGTAGCTGGGGAGCTTTTATATCATGAGGATTTAGGTCTAATAACCGATGCTGTTCTTACGGCTTCAGCAACAGGTGATGTCGCCACAGTTGCCGCTTCTATTGATGAGGTTGATCGTTTAGGAACTGTAGATGCAGTAGCAGATATGGCGATTTTATCGGTACCCGATGTAGTTGCTGATATGGCAATTCTCGGTGATGCAGCGAATGTTACTGCTATGGCAAACTGTTCAGCTAATGTAACAGATATTAATCGCTATTCAGATGAATATGTAATTGCAGCTACCCAACCAGGATCTCCGAGTGAAGGGGACTTGTGGTATGACGATACTAATAATATTTTAAAATATTATAATGGTTCAATCTTTGCTGCAATTGCGGCAGGAATAGCAGATGTTCAATCAGATGCAGCCCCTACTTTGGGAGGTACTCTGGATGCTGATAATAATAACGTTACTAATTGTGGAACCATTGATGGTTCTAATTTACAAATTGATTTTGGGGGTCTAACCTAATGGCTAAGAAATTACAGTTAAGAGGTGGAACGACCTCTCAACACGGATCATTTACTGGCGCTCTAAGAGAAGTAACAGTAGATACAGATAAAGACACTTTAGTTGTACATGACGGTACTACGGCAGGAGGACATGTTCTCGCCAGAGTAGATGGTTCAATGACAATGGAGAATTTTAGATCTACTGGAATAGATGACAATTCAGATGCATTAGCAATAACAATTGATAGTTCAGAAAATGTTGGTATTGGTAATGCTAGTCCAACAACAAAATTAGACGTTACTGGAACTACAACTTCTACAAATTTTGCTGGTACTTTTGCGGGTGATGGTGCCGGAGTAACCGGAATAGCTGCAAATAATATTTCATCGGGTGCTTTTAATGGTCTCGATGGATCTGCTATTTGGGGATTGGGAGTATTACATCCTAAAACTGTAGCTTCTAATGGACAAACTGTTTTTACTCATACGTATAAAACTATCCCTTATGTAACACTTCAGGTATTTTTGAATGGAGTCAAACTAGTACAATGGGCGGATTACACAGAAGATAACAATATTACAGAAATGCAATATTTCAACGCTACGGATACATGTATAGTTTCTGCTGCTCATGGAAGAAGTGTTGGAGATAAAGTAAAAGTTGCATACACAACAAGTTATAATGGATGGCATACAGTTAAAAATGTACCAACAGTAGACAAATTTTGCATAGAAGTTGCATTTGTAGCAGATGATGCTACCGGAAAATGGCTTGGTGGTACTCCGGAAGATTTTCATGCTATTACTGGTACAAACGTAACTCTTATGTCAGGGGTACCTACTACTTCAAATTTAGAATTTATATCATTTTAAGGAGAAATAAAAATGTCAAATGCTAGGCTAATAGCTGATTTACTAGATACAGGTGGTGATGTTTTACAAGCAGCACTGGACAACATGCCTGCATCTGATTGGAATACTTTGTTAAATAAACCTACACTAGCTACAAGCGCAACAACGGACACAACTAATGCTGCAAATATTGGATCAGGCACATTGCCAAACGCTCGGCTATCTTCAGTTCCGACATCCTCTCTTACGGGAGCAGTAACAAGTATCGGTTCTCATGGCTTAGCAGCTAGTGCCACAACGGATACCACTAATGCATCTAATATTAGTTCAGGTACAATGGATGCGGCTAGAATAGGATCGGGTGTAATTAACAAGGCCAGATTAGGAACTGGTTCTGGTTCATCAGCAAACTTTTTAAGAGGTGATGGTACTTGGACTACAGCTTGTTTTACCGGTGCGAATTGCGCAGGTGATATAGACGGGGCTAGTGGATCATCTACTGGGCAATGTAACCAACAATATAACGGATCAGTACTAACTAAATCAGGCACTAACGCATCCCTTAGTTCAAAAGCGTGTGTTTGCGCCTGTAACTGTTAACGGAGACAACTATGTTTAAAAAAATGTACCACAGTTTATCTATGCCAGTACATATTGAGTACTTGGTTCATGAGGATTACGCCTGTATAAAAACATGGATAGAGGCAGAGGATTGGGAATACGAGACTCAACCTGTATGGGAAAACACGGAAAAAAGTTTAACTGTAGAGAATGAAATCCCATATATGGCTTTTCCGACATCAGCATCTGGTGTATATCATACGAAACTTCCTGCTTGTAGAACTAGTGGCGGATATGCTAAAGGGGAAGATTTCCTACCGAATATACCGGATAATATTTTAGATTATGACAAATACGCAGCTAAATTAACAGGCAAGAAATTTAGATGTATTTCATATGCTTGGATTGATGGAAGTGATCCGTCAATTTCTGGTGGTGAAAAATCAGATGGTGCTTGTTGGGTTATTGGTGTTAATCATGATGGTTATGCTAGTCCTGCAGTAAATGCACTCGCTATGTCATCTGCTACAAAAGCGCATCCTGTAAGAACTATTAGACACTTACAGGCGCCTGCTTCATTATTTATGTACCAGCCATTTAAAACTGATAAGTTAACAGAGTGTTCTGTTACTTTAAAGTATAATAAGATTTATGGTTTTAGTACGAATATTTTAACTGATTGGGATACTCCTGGTTATGAAGAGCATGATAATATCAATTTTAATTATCTACCTCAATTAGCTGAGGCTATGCCAAAGTTTACAGTAACTAGTGGTGGTGGCGATATAGCTGCAGATACAAATGGTGCGGTAGAATTCAAAATGGTTGATGCAGACGGAACTCTTATAGAAAAAGATGCTTCTATTTATTTAGAACATACAGGAGGTTATCTTCCTAAAAGTAGAGTTGACGTGAAAGACGGACTTGGTTCATTTAAAGTTACGGCGCTTGGTTTAGAAGCTGACGAAACATTTAAAGTTAAAATTGGCCTAAGAAACTATACCGGGATTACTGACGTTGACTTTACTGTAACATAATCTAATTTAGGGGGAGGCAATGCAAGATTATGATATCAGCGATTCGCTAGATGTTACCCATGAGTGGACCACTCCAATTGGCAGTATAGATATTTACCTACCTGATGCAGTAAGAATTGCTCTAGTTGGTATAATGACAAAATGCCAGAATGTTTTTACTGGGGATAACTATGATGGAACAGGTAATGAATTCGATACCAAGACATATAATCTATTTGATTACTCAAATAAAAAATGGAATGAAAATGAGATAAGGTGTCTCCAGGAATTTGAAAAAATTGCCTCCAAAATTATCCGAACGTATATTAAAAAGGCGTGGAATATGGATGAAAACGTTAATATACACGTAAGATGTTTTGGGAATATACAACGTACCCATAGTATGAGAACACTACCTCATTACCACCATGGTTGGGATGGGGTATTGTTGCATTACTTAACAGTAGGAGATGAATTTAAATTTCCTACAGAAGATCAAGATGATACACCCCCTCCTTTTGATAATCCTGATAGTGGTACTTTATTGTTATTAGATCCTAGACCAAGTATTAAAGTTCCTAATAATAATAAAGCAAAAACAATTAAACCTAAAATAGGTACTACTCTAGTTACACCTGCGTATGTATGGCATGAAACTCATGGGCATACAAGGGCAGGTGTTAGATCTGCCCTGGTTGTAAATTTTAACATTGAAAATAGAAACTATGGCATTTTGCCAACCAAATTAATATGATACTAAACAATATTGCCGATTCACTACAGAATGGATTTAAAGATAATGAAACTGTTAAAAGTTTTTTTGGTCCTTTAATAGGTCGTATGGAAATATCCGATCAAACCGTAGCCTCTATGCTCCATATCTTTAATAACCTTCCGCCTGATCATCCAGATAATGGAGCTCTTACCTCAGGACAGGTTAAAAACCAGCCTAAACTGCCTCGTGAAGCTATCCAATTATTTCTTGATGAAATGGGAGGATTCATTCATGGTTTTATGCAACTACTGAATACGGGAGAATTTAATTCTAATGTTATAGAAGGCTGGTATATTGATCAGAAAGCAGGTGAGTATAATCCTATGCATTCACATCGAGGTACAGCTGAACTTTCCTGTGTTGGATATTTGATTATTCCAGAAGACCTAAAAAAATTATGGGCGGAAGATCCAAGTACAAACGATGGAGCTATCCAGTTTTTATATGGAAACATAGATAGTCAATCAAGAAGCACTCAATGGTTTCGTCCAAAAGTAGGAGAATTTTATATTTTTCCTAGTTGTTTACTGCATTGTGTCTATCCATTTAAAGGTGAAGGCTCAAGACTATCATTTAGTATGAATATTGAAAAGCTACCAAAATTTACTCTTACCGCTGGACTTGCGAAATGAATAAATCTCCAGAACATATAGAGTATTACGCACAATTAAAAGAAGAACCTGCGGATACTACTGAGCACCCGCTTGATAGGTTTTCTAAGATTGAACAAAAATGGGCTACTCCTTTCTTAGAAAGTCACACAAAATTGCCGGATAAAGTACGCAATGATTTAATTGAAGTATTGAAATTAAAAGAAACGGCGTTATCTAATTTAAAAGAAACAAATCCTGAATTTTATGGAATGGCTGAAGCCAAAGGATTTTACGCTACAACTCATTATAATTTATTTGATGATCTTGATGAACATGCTTTTGCTAAAGAGTCTATTCTTGAATTTGAAAAGATAGCTTGTACTATGATTCGTCATTATATTAGAAGAGGATGGGGGATCCAGCAAGCAGATGAGGTCGAATTACAAGGTAGATGTTTTGGAAATGTACAAACTACCGGGGCGAGAACTTATCCGCACTATCATCAGGATGTAAATGGTGTGTTAATTCATTATTTAACAGTTGGGGATGAAAATTTAGATGTTGGTATGGAAAAGTCTCCTAGACATGCTAAGCATGCTGTTCTTTTTCAAGATCCACGACCTTCTATATCTTATCCTTATTGGGAAAAAATTCATGCTGTATACCCAAAAGTAGGGGCAACAATTATTCATCCTAATTATATATGGCATGAAACAAACCCCTGGTTAGGACAAGGTGATAGAGTATGTATCGTTATTAATTTTAGAATCATGTCCCATGGATATAATGAATTACTCAAGCGACTTCGACATTAAAGAAAATTTTTTAGAAAAAGAAGATTTCAAACGACTCAAGCAAGCTATATGCGAGAGCAAATTTCCTTGGTTTTACGCAGATAGCGTAGCAGACGAAACTGATAATAAATTAGGTAGTTATTATTACCAACATAATATGGGTACTGAAAATGCTTTTTATGATTTTATGTTACCTGTATACGCCAAATTAAATATAGAATTAGCTAATAATACTATACAACGAACAAGAGTAAATCATTATCCAAGAACAGAGAAAATTCTGGAACACGGTCTACATCGTGATCAGGATTACCATTTAAAAACTATGCTATTATTCGTTAACACTTGTGATGGATACACATATCTCAAAGAACCTGATCGAAGAGTTTATTCTGTAGAAAATACAGCAATATTTTTTGATTCATGGTTTATGCATCGCAGTACAACTACAACTAATGCAAATAGAAGAATAACTTTACAGGTAAATCATGCCCCATTTTAAATTATATTTAACTAAAGACAAAGACGAATTAGTGTTGGATTACAACAATGAAACGTCAGAATTACGCTATGAGAATGGGGACATTGTTATACCTCAAAATGAGTTTAAGGAATGGAAGCCTTTTTCTAAAATGAACGCAGGTAAAAGAGAACTAACCAAGATTAAAATACAACTTGGGATGAAGTGTAACTACTCTTGCGAGTACTGTTCTCAGCGTTTTGTACCTCGTAATCCAGGTGATAGTTATAAACATAAAGATGAATCAATTAAAACAGTAGAAGAGATTAATGAATTTATTAGAAGATTTACAAAGGTTACTATAGGAAAGGAAATCCATTTTGAATTATGGGGAGGTGAACCTTTCTTATATTGGGATAAATTTAAATTGGTTACAGAAAAATTACATGCACGATACCCTCATGCAACCTTTAGTACTATTACTAATGGTTCTTTATTAGATCAAGAAAAAGTAGATTTTCTAAAAAATCATAGATTTAGTGTATCTCTTTCTCATGATGGAATAGGCCAAAAAACTAGAGGACCAGACCCATTAGAAGACCCAGAACAAAAAAAATGGATATATAAATTGCGTGATGCTTTAGTAGTTTCAAAAGATAGAACACAAGATAAATTTTCTGTTAACAGTATGGTTCACAGAGATAATGATAGTCGTGCTGACATACAGAAATGGATTAGAAATACATTTGGCATAGTTCATATAGGCGAAGGAGGAACTATAGATGCTTATGATGAAGGCGGTCTTTCTATGTCATGGAGAACAATAGAAGAACATATTGCTTATAGACGAAAAGCTTTTCGAGAAGTTATGAGTAGGAGCATAGACCAATTTGGTATTTTAGAGAAAAAGATTGGTAGTTTTATCCAAGCAATAAAAGAACAAAGACCAATAAGTTCGTTATATCAAAAATGTGGAATGGATTCCCCAAATACAATGGCAGTAGATTTAAATGGTAATGTTACTACATGTCAAAATGTTACTGAGTCAGGTAAAAATCCTGGTGGTATTTCACACAACATCGGGCATATGGACGATTTAGAGAGTGTGGATATTAAGACAGGAACCCACTGGTCAGATAGAGAAAAATGTCCTAAATGTCCAGTAGTACAATTATGCCAAGGAAGTTGTTTATTTTTAAGTCCTGATTCAAAAGAATGGGAACTTTCTTGTGAAAACGCTTATAGTGATAATGTGGTATGGTTAGCAGGAGCACTGTATGAATTAACCGGACATGTACTACATCGGATTGAGGAAGATGAATTACCTGAATCTAGACAGGACGTGTTTGGATTTAAAACTGAAAAATATGCAAGTGTGTAATTAGCATAGACCAATAAAATGAAAATCTTCGTCATAATGTGGATTTTAAGTTTGGATACTCTGGAAAGTCAGAAGATAGTTTACAATGGAACGCTTGAGAGTTGCTTAATACAAGCACTAGAACTTAATGCTTCTGAAACACAAGCTTATACAGGCTGTTACATGGATACGCAGCAATATGACTTTGAAGATAAATAACCAAAAGCTGGATAGCTTTTTTGGAGATAATGATGAAATTTATCATACTGTTAATTGTATGTTTAGTACTCGCTACTCCAGCTTTAGCTGCCGATACCAATACAACTGTTTCCTCAACAGTTACATCTTCTAATAATACTGTTTCAAGTAATACAATAGACAGGACCCCTCCTACAGCATCAGCTCCTAATGTAGTAATAAATAACCAGGATGTATGTGTAACCGCAATTGGCGGAGCTGCGCAAACATCTA